TTACCTGTATGTTTATCTATACCTACATTAAATATCTTTGCCCATTCTTTTTTATCTTTAGGTTTCTTTGAATAAATTAACCACGATAATTGTTCGGGACTACCTAAATTAATTTTAGTATCTCCCATCTTTTCATATACAATCTTATCTATCTTTTGTTTTAGATATGCATACTCTGCTCTGTATTCTTTTTCAACTTGAGATAGGTCTGCTAAATTTATATTAATACCATTTCTTTCCATATCAGTTAATACAATTAAAAATTCATTCATCATCTTAACTGTTTTTAATAAGTGTTTATTCTTATCTGCTCTTAAGTCTTGCATTTGAGAATCAAATAGTTTTCTAGTAATAGCTACATCAATCTTACCATATTCTTCTACAATATCTACAGGAATATTTTCAAATGATATACCCCTATCCATAAATTCTTTTATTCTGTCATCCTTTGATCCTATCTTTCTACGTTGGCAACACATTTGTAGTGTTAAACTTTTTCTTATACCTCTATTTAAAATATATTCTCCTATCATGGTATCATACACATTACCATCATATTTAAATCCAGATTCTAATAGCCAGCTTAAATCAAACTTAATGTTATGCCCTATTAATAATTTAGTATCATCTAATATCTTTTGTATTTTATGATAGCAACCTTCATCTACTCTTTCACTATGGTTAGTAAAATAGTATTCATCATTAACTCCTACACTTACTAATATATTTTGTGGATTAAATGGTGATGGATCCATGCCACCTGCTTCTGTTTTTTGATACGAAGTTTCTACATCTATTGTTGTTATCATATGTCCTTTCTAATCTGTGTATCTGCTTAAATATTTATCAATGATACAAGATGGATCTCCATGCCACCCTGTTATTTTATTCTTACTAATGTTTAATACTCTCATATTATTTGTGGGATCATTAGAAGTTCTATTACCTATACCTATAATTAAATCTGCTTCGGCAGCTTTACCTGTCTTTGAATTTTCCATCATATCAAATGATATATGATCTCTATTGTGTGCATCTGCTGATGCCTGTGATATAGCAATGACTACACATTCTCTTCTCTTTGCTATCTCTCTTGCACCTGTGTATATTGCTCGTAACTTTTCATCTGTTCTTGCAAATGTGCCTTTAACATTTATCTTATCTAGTTGATCAATAACAATTATATCTGGTTTATGTTTTTCACAATGACTATCTATATCATCAATAGTCCAATCAACAGTATCAATCATTTTAATATTATCTTTTATTTTTGACCATTCAACCTGTGCTTCACCTGTATTTTCTGATACTTGTTCTTTGTTGTATCCAGTAAAACAACTAATGGCTCTCATCTGTGTACGCACTGCAGGTTCTTCGTTAATAAACGCATGCACCTTTGCACCTTGTTCAGCAAATCCATATGGTGCTGATACTAAACTCACCCAAAATGCTGTCTTACCTACCTCTGGTCTAGCAAATGCTATCATTAAATTTCCTGGTCCAATTCCACCTATGTTATTTTTTAATACAGTTAAATTAAATTGCCACTTACTTACTACATTTAATTTATCAAGCAGTTCTCCTATATCATTTGTAACTGCATCTAATTTTTCTGATGGTAATCCTGTTTTATATTTCTCTATCATAGATGTAATAGCATTAAAGTCTGCTGGCTTACCATTAAATATTTCAGTAGCTTCTACTGCAATTCTTTGAGCCACATCTCTTTCACTTAGTATCTTTACAATATCATCTGCTATTTCTTTTGATGGCTCTTGTGTTTCTTTTATGTCTTCTATTAATTCACTTAGTTGTTCTTTGGCTGCCCTAGTTATTGCAGGATTATATACTGTAGTATGTAAAGAATATAATTCATCAATATTTATATCAGTATCATACTTATCATGTGCCTTTTGTATTGTATCAAATAAGGAACCAAAGTTTCCTTGTAATACATTACGAGTTATACTACCTTTGTATTGTGTATAAAATTTTTTACCTAGTAATAGTTTTATTATTTGTTTTTCTATCATTTAATACTCTTTTTATGTTGCCAAATATTATTATTAAATACTCTAATTAATCTTGATAATTCTACTGTCTGCTCTTTACCAAAGTTATCTTGAAATACAACTTTGCAATTATCACATGGCAACTTATTATTTTTCCATACTAATACTATATTATTTTTTTTCATTTAATTTTTCCTCTAGTATTCTACCTATCATATCTACTTTAGCATCATCTCTTGTATTCCAAGTTGATTTATTATTTTCATAGATATCTTCTCTCCAACTTTCCCAATCATCTAATATTTCTTTTATCATTTCTTTAGTCATTAAACATCTCCTTTATTTCTTCTGTACTAAAATATTTTAAATCATCTGACAATGGTTTAACATGTACATTCTGTAAGCCATAAGATTTTAATTCATTAGCTATGCCATATGATTTCTTTGTTGCATCTCTATCTAATCCTACATATATCTTATCGTATTGTTTTAGATATTGTTTATGAGATTCTTTTAATGATGTACCAAGTATAGCTACACCTGTAAGTATATTAGATACTGCACAAGCTGAAGCACAATCTTCTACTATGATTGCTTCCTTATGTTCTTCTAATCCACATTTAAAAGGCACATCTTTATTACCATACATGTACCATTTAGGATATGTAGCAGAGTTTAATGCCCTACCTACTGCACCCACAAATGTAGTTGGGTCTTCATTATCTCTAATTAAAAATACGACTCGGTCTTGTTTCACATCATATTTAATATCTGCTCTACCCCAAGACCAAGCCTCCCAACAATTATTTTTATGTATATATTTTTTAGCTTTATCATTTGAATCTAATATCTTAAAGCTATCTGGTACTATAAATTCTGTATCTGAACTTTCTTCTTTCTGTTTGAATGTGGCATTCACATAGTTCATATTCTTTTCTCCTTGATATTTTCCTTTAGCACTGCAGGACGCATGGAAACAATACCAATTAATATTATTGTGCATTGTATCTACTGATAGTGTGTTCTTACCATTACAAAATGGACAGTCCAATCTCATTGCTGTATCTGGTGGAATAAATAGTCCTTGTACTACTTCTAGTTGTTGCTTGTAATTCAATTAATTTCCTCGTATGTTAATACATACTTATCTTTAGTATAAAAATTTCCATCAATTTCAACCTTCATTAACTTTTCATTTAGATATAAAGCTGTTGCGTCTTCTACTTCTTCAATCGTTGGTTCGTTTGCAAATGGTATTATCCCTACTGCCTCTAACCCCATGCCTGTTAGTCTTATTTTGTATTTTTTCATTGTCATTCTCCTTACCATACTTTTCTTTATTTGTCAAGCGATTTTGCTTTTTTATTTTTTTCCAATAATTAGGATGTCTAAATACATGAGTCATGTTTTTTATTATCCATATAATTTCTTGGCTTTTATTTTTTGTTGTGTATCTAATTTAAATTTTCTACCTAATCGTATAAGAAATTCTGCGTATTCATGTGGAAAATATTTATACTTTCCATAATCATCTTTGTCTAAAGATTGAAGTTCAATCTTAATTAAGTCTCTGATTGTGCATTTTTCTTTCGTGTTTAAATTCATTGTTTATTTCCATTGGTTATTATATGTTTAAGTATTGTTGTTGTTGGGTCTATATCTGTTGTCTTACAGGATACAAGCAACAATAATATTATTATACTACTTAACTTCAACATCAGCTTCTGTTTCAATCCATACTTTAGCACCACAACTTAATGGTTTGTCTGGACTATATATAACTTTAGATACGCCATGTATAATAACTTGATGACCATATTGATTAGACTTTGATGTCTTCACCGTAATTACTGGTCTGTTATCACCATGTTTAGCATTGTGTTTTATATGGTGTTGATTAACGTGTATTCTTTTTATCATAGCCTTCCTTTCCTTTCTGATCTAGGTTTGTATGGTAACTCTAATACTTTGTAAGATGAATTACCTTTTTTACTTTGCCAATTTATATGTACAAACTTATCATTATCAATAGGTTTGCCACCATATTTTATCATAGCTTTTTTTAAACTTCTAGCTTCAATAATTTTTTTATCTCCATCACCTCTTACGAATGTATATTCTCTCATCAATGCTCCTTATAGCTTACTTGTTTAATTGAACGACTCCAACAGGCACGACAACTACCACACTCACCATTCTGTTTAGGTGCAGGACATTCTCTACCTACTGCAGGTTTATCTTTGTGTACACCAGAAGTCCACTTCCAAAATTTAGGTGGTGGGCTATCTACTTTGATTGCTGATACACGCAAACATAAATTCTTTGGTACATCTTCTTCTTTAATCTGGTCTACTATTTTATATTCTCTAGTAGCTAACCAGTATTTTATATGTGGTGTGAGTTCACACACTTCAAATATCTTCATCAAATGTGAATAAGATTGTATATCTCCAGAGTCAAACCAACGGTGAAAAAGCCTTGATTTATCTAGGTTTTTGTACTTTTGTGTCAATAATTCTGCCATATAATCTACCCATTCTGGTAGTTCAATAGCTTGGTATCTCTTTTCATACATAGCTTTAACAACTGGAAACACATAGCAACCTTTACCTGCATAACATTTATTGCAGATAGTTCCTTCTTGTTTAGCTAACTTACTACCTGTCACACAGTATTGTATTGGTATACCCCAAGCATACGAAGGCATCTTACTTGGATTAGATAGTGTGCCTATCTTTTTTTCTATATCTTTAACTTTCATTTCTGTGTTCCTTAAATAATCTTTTAACAAAATTTTTTAAACTTAAAAGATACTCACCATCTTCATTGTGTTTATCATAGAGTACCTTTAACTCTTCAGATTCTATCTTAATAGCTTTAAGTATTTCTTTTTCTAATTGCGTTATGTTCATATTGCACACTCCTTAATTATTCTTTGTATAATATATTCTTTTCTTCTTGCTTTAACTTCTGGTCGTTGACCATATGCCCTATCCCAAGCCTTACCTTTAGAACTTTGTCTCCATCTTTTTCTTGCTCGTTTTCTGCTTTCAGCATATGGGTGTATCATAATACTATTGCCCCTATTATAAATCCAATTATAAACCAGACAATCTCTGCCCTATAATATAAACTCCATACTTTAAATTTATCTATCATATATTTCCTAACTATTTATTGCTATTATTATTAACGAAGTAATCCATATCGTAATACAAATAATGGGGATTAGGTATACCCACAAATCCCCATTGATTCGTTTCTTGAATACAAACTTTAATATTAATAGTATAGCTACAAGCCACACTATTAAACTAAAAATACTATTCACTATGTTCAGCTTGGATTGCTGAATCCAAATGCTTTTGTTGTTCTTCTAGTCTTGTTTGATCTAGTGGAATTTCTGTATGAATCTTTTCCCAAGAAGCAACATCACTATTCCAATAAGTAAATGCTTCGTGCAACTTCCTTATCTCATAGCCTAACTCTTGCGTAGGTCTTCTGTCATTCTCAATCCTTGCAAGAATATTGATTGCTCTCTTACGAACAGTTCTCATCCATTTCATTCCCCAAGATGTATCATTATTTTCCATATGGTTTTCCTTGTTGGTTATTTATGTACATTAGCACATAAATTCTGGTGTGTCAACTGAAGTATATCGTGCAAATCTTTTTTTATCTCCGATATAATAGTTGCGATATGATTGTATGTAGTCATCAGATTTATATTCATCTGGCATACATAGTGGTGGTCGTGTAAAATATTGTGATGGGAATCTATCTTCTATGTTTTGTAGTCTACCATTATTAAAAGCATTAATAATATTAGATGACTTGTGTATTTTACTATATCTTTTTGTATATTGTTTTCCTAATTCTTTACCAAGTAAATGTGCATAGTTAAAGTTCTCAACAGATTCTCCTACCCATATTGTCATAGGGTGTTTAGGATATGCTGACTTGTATAAGTTATCATCATCACCACAATGTTTTTGATATGCAGTTGATAACATCTGTGCAGTTTCTAATATCATTTTAACTACGTGCTTATCACAATGATACTCGGCACATATCTTTGGTTCTTTATGTAAGTGAAATATATTCATTCGTCTATCTCCCAATTTAATCCTATAAGATGATCTTTAAATTCTTTATCTGTCATATCTTTAACTTCATCAGTAAAGTAATCATGTAGAATTTGTGTTATGTATTTATAATCTTCCCAAGCACCTTCTACTTGTTGTTCTATATATTCTTTTTTTGTTATCATATTTTTAAATCCAAT